GAAGTAAACCCGTGGAAGAAGGATAGCTGGAACCTTACCATGCAGGGCAAAATCCTGCGTGAGGACCCGGCCAAGGCAACACGGATGAAAGCAGAGGCGGGAATCAAATAATTTTATGAGGTGATAAGAAATGTCAGGAGTAACTAAAACAACCATAGGCGACGTAATCGTCCCTGCGGTATTTAATCCGTATGTGATTGAACGTACAGCAGAACTATCCGCTTTTTACCAGAGCGGAATTATCGCCAGAACCCCGGCGCTGGATGCGCTGGCAAGCTCCGGCGGAAAACTCGTGAACATACCGTTTTGGGAAGACCTTGACGGTAACGATGAAGTATTGAGCGATAAGACAGCTCTGACCGTTGGTAAAATTAGAGCAGAGCAGGACGTGGCAGCTCTCTTGGCTAGAGGCCGTGCATGGAGCGTAAACGACCTTGCAAAAGCCTTGTCCGGTGACGACCCGATGGCCGCTATTGGCGACCTGGTAGCAGCATACTGGGCGCGGAGATTCCAGGCTATCTTGATAAAAACCCTGGATGGCATCTTTGGTCATGGAGATACAAAAATGAACACAAACAAACACGACATTTCCGGTTCTGCAACCGCTGAAGATGATGATGTTATCAGCGCAAAGACCGCTGTTGATGCAATCTACAAGCTGGGCGACAATGCCGACAAGCTGACCGGTTTTGCAATGCACAGTGCAACGGTGGCAAAGCTTACGAAAGACGACCTGATTGAGACTATACCTCCGTCAGAGGGCAAGCCTGCAGTTAGGATGTTCCTCGGAAAGCCTGTAATTGTTGATGACGGCCTGCCTGTTTCCAGCGGCGTTTACACGACCTACATCTTCGGCGCTGGTGCATTTGGTTGGGGCGAAGGCGCTGCTCCTGTTCCAACAGAAACCGCGCGTGATGCTCTGGCTGGTGATGACATCCTTGTCCACCGCAGACACTTTATCCTCCATCCGAGGGGAGTAGCCTTCCAGAATAAACAGGTGTCTGGTCCTACTCCGAGCAACGACGAGTTGGCCAACTACAGGAACTGGGAGCGTGTTTACGAGAGCAAGAACGTTCGTATCGTCCAGTTTAAGCACAGACTCGTAACTGCTTATTCTGCTAGTACAGGGGCTTAAGGGGTGATGAAATGAGATACCTTGATTATTTAAAGAGGTTTACTTATACCCCGAACGAGTTTTACGACCACTTGAAGGGGTTAGAGGATGCAGCCGGGGGTGACGTTGACCTCGTCATCCTCCCGGCCATGACCGGGGTAAGCGGTGACCAGCCGGCGCTTGAACCGACTGTGACGGAAAGCGATGGTTATGCCTTTGACGTTACCTTGCAGATAATGAACAAGGCCAAAACAAAGGTGCTGGAATGGTTCAATGGCACATTGGAAGTTAAGGTTGACATAACCTCTTCTTCTGGAACCATTGCTATAGACGATGGCGAACAGGGCAGCACGGACGTGACTAAGGACATGACCTTTGAAAACGGTGTCTGCAAGTTCACCATAACAATGGACGGTACTTGGGCAGAGAATGAAACCATCAAGGTAACTGTTGATGGTGACGATGTAGGCATCATGGGTTATACGGTTGAGAAGAACAACCATTACCTGGTCAAGGTGAAGGCAGACCCCGCCAGCGGATAATTGAAAACGATAGGGCCTTTGCGCCCTCTCCCATGTTTTGAGGTGATACTATGGCAGTTGACATAACCGGATTTAACCGCATGCGCAGGGAGCAGGCAGAAAGGAAGGAGGCGGAGGCACAATGTCGGGAAGCTACTGCACAATCGAAGAAGCAAACGAATACTTCGCAGGACGACTCCACGCCGAAAGCTGGGGCGAAACCAGCGACGCAGACAAAGAAAAAGCCCTCCGGCAGGCAACAAAAGAAATAGACCGGCAGCGGTTAAACGGGCGCAAAACAAACCCTTCCCAACCGTTAGCATTCCCTCGATATCCGGATGCCGAAATACCTCAGAATGTGAAAGAAGCTTGCTGTGAGGAGGCCTTGGCAATCTTGGAGAGAGGAAACAGCCAGCGCAAAAAGCTGCAACAGGAAGGAGTGCAGTCTTTTTCGCTGGGGAATATGAGCGAGACTTTTGTTGCAGGTGCCGGAAAGGGCTTATTGAGCCAGGAGGCGAAGGAATTGCTCCAGCCGTGGCTGATTGGGGCGGTGAACATCACATGATTAAAGACTACCTCAATCAAACCGCAACATGGCATTATGTCACAGGTCAGAACGAATACGGTGAGCCGCAAACTAGCAGCAAGACAATCAAGGTACGCTGGGAGGGAAAACGGAGGCTGGTCCGGGATAATGAAGGCCGGGAGGTGGTATCAGAGGCAAGGGTGTTTTGCATCGAGGCCGTTAAGCCGGGAGACGAGCTGGAGTTTGGAGGGCGCAGGTGGCCTGTGATAACTGTATCTACGGTTCCGGGTCTGGACGGCAAGGAAGTTCACAGAGAGGTGGCGGTCTGATGGAAAAGAACAAATGGCGTATCAAAGAAGCTGTCAAGATTGCCGAGGAGGCGTCGCTGGAAGCGTTGAGAGCTGGTGCAGAGAAAATTCTCACTGAAGCTATTAGCGAGGCCCCAGTGGACACAGGAACACTGCGCCGTAGTGGTACGGTAACAGTGGGAGGATTACCGCCAGATAGCGAAGCTATATACAAAGCATCAAAGCGCAAAAAGGAAGGCGGCGAAAGAAAATCTCATAAAAAAGCTTTTGCCGAGAAGGTGGGCAAAGAAAAAGCCGTTTATATCAGCTTCAACACTCCATACGCCAGGCGCCAGCATGAGGAACTTGGATATAACCACCCTCTGGGCGGTAATGCAAAATTTCTTGAGGGCCCCTTCACTAGAAACGAAGAGAAGGTGATAAAGTATGCTAACCTTAAATTAAAAAAAGCCCTTAAAGACGCAAAGTGAGGTGATGCCGGATGCTGACGGAAATAGGCGCATACTTGGCTACAGAGAGTATCGGTACAGTTGGAACCGATATTTTTCTTGGACTGATGCCGGACCAGCCGGACAGCTGCGTAGCACTATTTGAGTACGCCGGTTCGCCTCCGGATTTGCATTGGAACGGCAAATACCCCGGCTTGCAGGTACGGGTCCGGAACAAAAGTTATGCGGCGGCAAGAACAAAAATCGGAGAAGTAATGGAGAAACTCCATAGGCTACATGAGCAAACGCTGTCCGGTACTCGGTATCTGCTCATAAAAGCACGGGGCAGCCCGGAAATACTAAAGCGCGATAACAACAACAGAGTTGAACTATTTGTAAATTTTGAAATCATAAAGGAGGGTAATTAACATGGCAATAGCAGGATATGGTGGCGGTGTTTATCTTGATAGCACCAAAGTGGCGGAAATAGCAAACTGGAGTCTTGACATGAGCGCAGATGATATTGACATCACCAGTTTTGACTCCGAGGGCTGGCGTGAGAGGATGCAGGGAATCAAGGAATGGAGCGGATCTTTTGAAGGGAACTTCAAGCCGGACGACACAGACGGGCAGGCCGAACTGATTGATGCCTGGCTCAGCGGCGAAGCAGTGACATTGGAGCTTCAAGTAAACAGCACTGTGAAGTTCTCCGGCGACGCTTTTGTGAATCTGAGTATTGAGACACCTGTTGACGACAAGGTAGGCTTCTCATGTGATTTCTCAGGAACAGGAGAATTGACGCCTGCTGGGATAGGCGGCGGTGAACAGGGCGGCGGTGAACAGGGCGGCGGTGAACAGGGCGGCGGTGAACAGGGCGGCGGTGAACAGGGCGGCGACGCCACCACTAATGGCAATTAGAGGACTTGTGGGGGCGGTGTATGAAGATGAAGCCGCCCCTGTTTCCGAAAATATCGCTTTGCTATTTGATTGGATGCTGGAGGCCCAGCACAGGAAAGAGTTTACCTATGGACCGGATCTGCATGCAATACCTAACAATTGGTATGTAAAGGCTGAAGCATATTGGGCGCCAGAGACAATGACACAAGGGCAGTATTTTATCCGGCTATTTATCGGCAAAGGAGATGGTATGCGCTGCTTGGCCGGACAAGTGGAATTACTGGCATTAAAAAAGACTGAAAATATATGCAAAGTGAAAAATCAATTTGAAGGCATAGGCCAATTAATACAGGAGGGATAACATGCCGAGAAATAAAATCGTGAAATTTGCAGACAAGGACATAGACGTAAAAGAAAAGAAGATTGGGGAGCTAGAGATACTGGTGCGCGAACTATTTCCCGCAACAAAAGGTAAGCTCAAAAACCTCGACAAGGCTCTGAACGATCTGGAAATCGACTGGGATCTGCTTTACAAAAAGTTGCCCGTGGTGTTCCCGGATATCACGGAGGATGATGTAAAGAACGCTTACATGAGCGACTTGGAAAAGCTGATCGGAGCGTTTGTTGATGTAAATTTTTTCGCACTGAAGCAGATGATACCGAAGCTGATGCTTTTGGCTCAGACTGGCTCACAGCGGAAGTAATCATTCTGCTTGCGAGAGAATTCGGCTGGACGCTTGACGAGATGCGGCAGCTGTACCCGAGCGAACTGCAGGCGATACTAAAAGAGCTACAAAAGCAAAAGCTAGTAGACGAATATGCAGAGCAAAAGAATAAGTGGGCGTTCTTGGCGGCGGTAATAATGAATGGGGTTGCCGTATTGGACAGGGCGTTCAGAGGTAAGAAAAAGAAAATAAAAGAGATTAGTCCGGATGATTTTATCAGTAAGGACTTCAAGAAAATCATTCAACAAGTTTTAGGCAAACAAGAAGAAGATAATGATTATGACAAACATATTGAGGACGCAAAACAGAAGGGTCTAAAAGTGCCGACAAAGGCAGGTGAGACAGTATGACCGTAGGACAGGTAGTTGCAAAGCTAAGCGTTGACCCGAAAGAATATAAAAAGGGCTTGCGAGAGGCAGAAACGCAGGCTAACAAGGCCGGTTCCAATATTGGCTCAATATTCAAGAACGCATTTTCCGTTACTTTGGGCATGGGTATGTTCAAGGCACTTGAAAAAGGCTTCAAAGCGACCATCAGTACAGCTATTGACTTCAACTCCATGCTCCAGACGGCACAGATTGGTTTCGCAACCATGCTTGGCGACGCAGAAAAGGCACAGAAGTTTTTGGACAACTTGGCCGACTTTGCAGCAAGAACGCCTTTTGAATACCCGGAACTGCTTGAAGCCTCAAAGCGCATGCTTGCCTATGGATTTGCTGCAGAAGAAGTGCTACCTACGCTGAGGGCTGTTGGTGATGCATCGGCGGCGCTTGGTTCTGGCTCTGCTGGAATTGACAGGATAACCCTTGCATTGGGGCAAATCCGGGCAAAGGGCAAGCTCTCAGCTGAGGAAATGCGCCAGCTCACAGAAGCCGGAGTCCCTGCATGGCATATCTTGGCGGAGGCGATGGGGAAAACAGTGCCCGAACTCCAGGATATGGTATCAAAGGGTTTAATCCCAGGTGGTAAGGCCGTTGAGATACTGACCAAAGGCATGACGAAACGCTTCGGCGGCATGATGGCGTCAATGGAAAACACCTGGCAGGGTGTGACGTCCAGCATAAAGGATATATGGCGCATGACCGTTGGAACACTAACGTCAAATCTTTTTGCTGGGCTTAATGCCATGCTTATAAAAGTACGCGACTTCTTGTCGCAGTTTTACAACATGATTAATGCTGTTATGGGCAAAAAGGCGCAGCAATCAACGGATGACCTTACAGACAGTACAAAGGACCAGGTAGAAGCTGTGGAAGACTTGGGCGACGCTATAGAAGACGCAACAAAACAGGCAAATAAGAACCTTCAGACATTTGACGAGGTGCATCAACTCCAGGAGGATATGAGCGACACTGCTTTGGATGATTTTAACATACCCGGAGCGGACGTTTCCCCTTTGCCTGACACAACACCTGACACAACATGGATTGATGATTGGATGGAAAAGTTCAATGCTTTCAAGGAAAATTTTCAAGGCGTTATCGAATCCATTCAGTTAGCAATACAGAATATCACTCCGCAGCTTGATAAATTTAAAACCACTTTCGGCAGTATGTGGGATGATATAAAACAACTTGCTAAACCGTTTGCAGAATGGTTCAACGGCGACTTTACGGTAATGTTGCAAACGGGAATAGAGACAGCAGGAAACATTTTTGCGGGATTGTTTGATTCGGCAAATATAGTGTTTTCCGACATATGGGATATAGCTATATATCCCGTGATGGAAAAATGGACGACATCTCTTCTGCCAACGTGGTCACAAGTTGTAACGGAAATGATAAAAACATCCGGCACGATGTTTGACGAAGTCAAAAGAAATTTTGACAAACTGT